CATACCAGAACTGTCTTTACCCATCAAACCTTTACGATACTGCTCGCTAATAGCCTCTTGAGGTACAAATAAACCTTTTAAGCTGTCAACGATAGTAGCAGATGTAAACGGCTCAACGATACATGATCTACGGCCATCTCTTGGAGCTCCTTCGGAGTCTAGATAAGCAGCAGCAGTCAAATAAGTAATTAAGCCTGTTGGAGGAGTTCCAGCTGTACCAACTGTGTTAGCAGTTTGTAGAGTAGCCATTGATAAACCATCACGGTCAATTTTGTTGGCAATTGCAGCAACTGCTGGCTTTAGAACACGGTCTGAGAACATATCCAAAGACAATGCTAAATCCTGAGTTGTGAACTGAGTTGATACTTGAAATTGAGTTGACAAAGTTACTGGTACTGAAGTCTCGTTAAAGTCTTCAACAACCAGAGCTGGGCCAACTGCACCAACAAAACGGCCTGGTCTACGGACGTTTACAGTTGCACCAATTTTTCCACCTACAACAGCGAATTGATCATCATAGTTACGATCGACTTCACTAGTAAATGTTAATTCGTTTTCCAACACCATTAACGCTTCGTTAGTAATCTTGGAAATGGTTAATAAGGTATTAGCCATGATATTTCCTTTTAAAATAAATTAGATTTACCTAATCCGTCCAGCCTTTCGAGCCTCTTTATACGCTTGATAACTACCGTAGAATTTTCCTTCTCCATCTACTTGTACGTCAGCAATCGTTCCAGATCCTTTAATCGGACTAATCGGAGTTGGTGCTTTAGACTTCACAGCAACAGTCTTACTTGTTGGCTCTTCTGATTTCTCAAATTTTGCCTCCAACTTACCTATTTCTCTTAGAGCAGTAATGATGCTTGATTTGGTTATTTTTTCAGCAATGTCTTTATTTTCTGCCAAATGATACAAAATTCTTGGGCCAACTTCGCTTTCCAAGATTGCATCTCTGACAGCATCTGGGACAATAACGTCACTAGATTGCACCATATCTTCAAAATCAGGTATTTCAGCTTTAGTAGTTTCAAGTCGTTTATTCCATGTGTCAATTACTACATTTCGTTCTTCTTGTCTTCTACGCTCTACATCTTCCTGTCTTGTTCTCATTACAGCGTTTTCAGCTGACCAATCTGCTAATGCCTCTGCATATTCAAATGCATCTACAAATTGTGACGGCTGTGGCCTCTGATTGCTGCTCTGCTCCTGTTTAGGTGCAGCCTGTGTCTCATATGCCTTTAAACGATTCTCCAGTTCTGTCTTAGCTGATCGCTCTTGCTCTACTTCTTTACGCAATTGCTCACGTTGCTTAGTTAGATCTGAAAACCTCTTTTCAAGTTTAGGATTGGACTTCCGTTCCTCTGTTACCTTGTCCTCATTCTCTGCCTCTGGTTCACTCTGCTCAATCTCCTCAGTTGGCTCTGTTGCTTCTGTTGCTACAGCCTCAACTTCTGGTTGATCAGCTAAACCTAATTTATTTGCATAAAACTCGGCACTATTTTCGCTTGTTAATACAGTTGCTTCTGACATGGATAAGCTCCAAGAATTTACCCAGTTTACCTAACTGGTAAGGTTTGAACTAAGTTAATACATTAATTAATTGTTGTCAATTTAATCAATATATCCGTGTTTTTTAGCATTTCTAACAGATTCTTTATCTAAACTCATTGGTATTTTCTTTAGTCCAATGTCTCTTAGATAAGCAAATCTATGTCTTCCATCACCAAAAACAACACTTCCATTTGGTCTAACATATGCCTCACTAGCTCGCATTGATGGTGCAGTTTTTAGAAATTCTCCAACACCTTTATATCTATTTTTTATTGCATTTTCAGTACCTTTTGGCCCAATGTATCCAGTCTCATCTTTTTTAAAAGCATTTTCAAATTTATCAGTATGAACGTAATGTAATTTATGGCCTTGACGTTCTTCTACAGGATGCAAAGTTACCTTTATATCTCTGTTATTTACATTAATAGATGGCTCTGAATTACTAACTCCAAGTGTTTTCTTATCAAACTCAGACTTGTTTTCAGATGTTACTGTAGGCATTATATAGCTCTCTCTGTAGTTTCTGAGGTAGCAGCTTTTCTAGCAACTGCATCTATTTGCGAAAGAATCATTGCAAATTGGCCTTTTAAGTTTTCAATTTGTAATTGTGTATCAGTTCTAGTATCTGTATCGTGAATAGTTGTCTGAGCTCTAGCTTGGGTATCAGCTCTGCGAGTTGCATTATTCATTTCAATCTCATGTGCTTTAGCTGTAACTTTCATCAACTCACGTTTAGTCATGTTATCTTGCTTGACTTGCTCCATGTCCTGACGTTCTTGGATAATTATCTGCATTTTCTGTATTTGTTGCTGCATTTGTTGCATTTGGGCATCATTAGCCTTCAATTGCATCTGAACCTGTGGAGGTATTGGCGACTTATCATCGATCTGAGCCATTGGATTTGCAGCTGCTAAACGATCTGCTACCACGTCAGCTCCTGGGAAATCCATATTCCTAAAAATTAAGTCTCCAGCAGTTTGCATGAGATTAGGATCAGCAGCCAACAATGTCATCATGGATGCAACTGCCTCACTACGTTTACTGTTATAGCCTGGGCCTGTATCCATTACTACGTCATATTGACCGACAGTTACGTCATTTAATATCTTTTGAACTCCTTGTTCATCTTCTCCAGGTTCATTGATGTTAACCAGATCAGGCTTATTATCATCACCAATAATTCGCATAACTCGCTGGGTATCGTAAATCTTCGGTACTAAGTCTAGAATAATTGTGCCGACATGACTAATAGACCGAGTTAAGTTATCAAAGTAATGATAGTTAACCATGTCCACTTGCATTTGTTGGCCTTGGATTGCCTTACCAGACTGCATACCTTGTGGCAATTGACTAGGATCATAAATTCCAACTACTGCCATTAAGTCAGCATTTAAACCTTGTAGAGCTGTTGTTATGCCTGTTGGTGGAGCTTCTGGCTGCTGCCGTATTGGTGGAGGTGCTACACGTCCGTCAATGTCTGTTTGTTTGTATCTAAGAGTAGCTTTGGAGGCAATATTAGCCTGAGCCCATTCATTCTCATGGCCTTCGTCCTGTCCTTCTGCCAAAATCCATTTTGCTTTTGGTGCTAATGCTACGGACTCTGTCAATGCAGTTGTCCAGTAGTTATACATCTTCTGTGGATCTTTAGCCTGACGTACTAATCCAAATTTCCTATGCTTAGAGTCCACCACTACCGTTTGACCATAAACTGGAACAATTGGAATGTATTTGCCAGGCCATGTGCTCTCTTCTAGGATCTGCATTCCAGTTAACTTAACCCATTTAATCTCTTTTTCGTGGCTTTCACGCTCATTAATAATGAATACTCCAGCATCATTCATTAACTGTTCATCTGGTAATTCAGACTTTTTAACGGTAGTGCCGTCACTTAATAGAACAATTTTTACTGGTTTACGGACGGTATAAAAGTATTCAGCGATCCGTATATCTTCTCTCATTACCCATTCAGCATTACTATCACCAGTACCTCTAGCATTAAATCCTTGATCTACCTCAGCATCAGGATACATTGCACTAAATGCTTTTTTAGTCATTACAGTAGTAATTAATGCTTTTTCAGCATCTCTGCCGTCTGGTGCTTGTGAATTCGGATCAAAGTAAACGGTAAACGGATTCTCAATAGGCTTAATGTATATCTCTTGATCGAATGAGTCATCTCGAACATAGTCGGTAGTTATCCTAAAGTATCCCCAGCCCATCTTTACAGCGTATTCAAATGCAGTATCGTAAGCATGATCAGCGTTAGATTGGACTTCAATGTGCCGACAGATACCAGTTAATATCTCTGCTACCTTGGCATCTGACTCAGAATTCATGCCGTGGACTTTAATCCGTGGCCTCTGTTGCCGTTGCTGGTTGCATATCTGCCTAACGTAGGCATCCACTTTATTAATGGTCAGACATGGTCTAGATTCAAGTAATCTACTGTTTTGTGTCTCTACTGGCCATTGATCACCAGCACAAAACCTTACATCATCTAATGCCTCGGCTCGGTTATTGGCATCTGCCTCACCACAAAACCTCAGAAATTGTTTTGCCTCTTCAATTCTAGGATCATCCATCTATGCCATCCAACTCGTATAAGGTTGATAATCTGGTCTTCTTGGCTTTGGCTTGCGAGGCTCGTTCACCATCAAACCCACATACCTGAATGCATCAGCACCATGACTATAAATATTATGTAATGGCTTTTGACTAAATGCTCCAGTTTCTACATCTACATCATATTGATAATGTCTCAGACAGTTTAAACCATCTGCTGTATTTTCTCTATCAAAATAACATTTATTAAATATTGTCCTAGCTGCATTGATGGAGTCGGCTATTGGTACTCGGTCTAGCATTTGTACCTTAAACCCAGCAGCTCTGACTATTTCCTCAATACTCCTACCAGTTCCTAAAGACTTGGCAGCTGCATCATGTGGCAGCCATAACGTGTCATATAGATAGCCAAACTTCTGCATTTCCTGTAAATAATAGGTAATTGTCTTCTGGTTATCCTCAAAATACCGTATAAAATGTAGCTCTTGACCAATAAATTGCATTAACCAGCAAGCTGTATTATCTGCCCAGCCAAGGTCAAAGATAGCATGGACTGGCTTAGTAGCATCATATGGCACTTTGGTGATCCGTCCTTCTATCTCAGCCATAGTCATTTCTTTAGCAAAGATAGCACCATCCAATGTCTGTCGGCAGATGCCTTCCCAAACGGTGTTATATGCCTCTATGTCACGGTTCTTGAGTGCTTGCCGTTCTAATTCTAGTGTCTCAGGAAACCACGGATTGTCTGACCAGTTAATCTTCTGAACTACTGCATTCTGTGGAGGACTAACCACGAACCGTTGGAATGTCTCATCGGTCTCTAGCTCAGGATTAAACGTAATCCATATCTCTGATTTGTCTTTTCGTATGGTAGGTATGAGTACGTTCCAGCTTAATTTGGATACGGTCTGTGCCTCTTCTACCCAACAACAATCTACACCTTCAAATGATTTAATGTTTGCTATGTTGTTCTTTAAGCCGACAAAGGCAAACTCAGTACCATTCTTTCCACGGATTGAGCTCTGGGTAATCTCATAGAACGATTCTAGACCAAGTGCAAATATCTGATCTGTGAGTAGCTTGTGTACTGAGTCCTTAATACTATTCTGGAATTCTCTAGCACAAAGGAATCGCATAGGACTCTTAGCACCTTTGACCAGAAGAGCTCTAGCCACATTCCATGATTTAGATCCACCACGGCCACCATATAGGACTCGGTAACGACTGTTCTCAGGTACAAATAGGCATTCTAGCTTAGCTGGAAACTCAGCTCGACTGATTGCTGTCTGTAGGCTCATTTGGCTTAATAAATGTTACTTGTATGCTGCCTACCATTGGAGTGCCGTCTGGGTTCTCAAATGAAGTAGCCTGGACTGGTTTACCGTCTACTCTATCCATTAACTCTTTGACAGCCCACGGCTCACCTTCAATTGCACTAGCCACCAGTTTCTCGACAATCTTCTCCAACTTCTTAGGATTCTGGATTAAATGTATCTTAATACGATCATAGAATAGCTTATTCTTCGTATTATTATGGTTACCAAGAGGTGCTCCAATCGTTGCCATTTAACTTAATTCCTAAATATTTGAAAAAATTAATCTTCTTGTGGTAATTCTACAACATTTTGTGAGGCTTGCATCTCTTGTACTTGTTTGAGACCTTGCTCTCTAATCTTAGTGATTAAGTCTGCTACTTCAGCATATGGCCCACAGCCAATAAACTTTAGTGCGTGTTCTACTTCTTGGATAGTTAGTTCTAATTTAATCATTTTTTGGCTTTCTTTTGTGCTTGACGTTGAACAGATAATGCTATTGCTACTGCTTGTTTTTGAGGCTTTCCTGATTTCAGCTCCTCTTTAACATTCTTTTCTACTGCTTTATTGGATTTACTTTTAATTAATGGCATTAGCAGTTCCAGTTCTTTAATGATGCCTTGGCTCTCTCAGCTGGGCCTTTAGCATTCTTTACAACTCCTTCCATCCTTGCACAAAAACTGGCTTTTCTGCCTTTGTCAGTACTTGTCTTAGGATTTGGTGCTGGAGGCTTTAGATTGGCATTGTTCTTAGAATTGTATTCAGCTCTGCCTTTAGCTGTCATACCAGCACCTTTGTCGGTAGGATTGTATGTCTTATCCTTGCCAGTAGTCTTGTGAGGTATTGGCTTATCGTGTTTTTTGGTAGCCATTATTTTTTCGCAGTCTTTGCTGATTCTTTAAATGCTTTAGCAGTTGGTGCTCCTTTGCTGCCAGGCTTTCGCATCTTCTCAACTGGTTTACCTTCAGCTTTTTCTCGCTCGATCCGTTCTTGCTTTTTATGAATATTGGCATATAAGCCAGGTTTAGTTGCCATTATTGCTCCTTTTCAGTTATAAAACATACGTCTTGCCAGCTCATTATGAGGTATTTTTCGCCATTTTCAAAGTATTCTTGATATTTTAAGTATTCATCATTGCCCATTTGTCCAAATCTAACAAATGATCCTACTTCTATCGGCATTTCTTCTCGTTTACCATTTTCTAGACGTTTGCCTGGGCCTACAGCCATGACCGTACCCATGTTGTCTTTCTCATCCATAATGACGGCAATTAATTCGGATTTATTCCGTTCTATTGGTTTTACGACTACTTTGTCGTTGAGTGGCTTTAAGTTCATTTTTTAAATGGCCTTCCACGTTTTTTCTTCGGTTGTTCTGTTGGTTCTACAAAATGTTCAACAATTAAATTGACCACTTGTGTTGGTTGATCAGGAGAGTATTCTCCACACCAGTCCGAGCCATGTCGGTTCTGGTAAGTTGGATACCGTTTGCAGCTGCCCATTATTTCCTGATTATTAGAAAAAAATCGACAACAATTACAGGTATCGGTATTCTTATTTACAGCCATTGCAACTCCTCTTAAGTTGTTTTGGTTAGAAGTGGCTCAAGACGTGACTTGGGCCATTTCGCTTATTACTTGTAGCCGCTTCTGTCGTGAGTATAACAAACACCTTCAGAACGTCCAGTATTAAACTGATTGTCCTTGCCAGTCTTATCCATCATACCCATTGCAACACCACCAACCATCTTGTCTCTACGCTCACCTTTTGTGTCGGCAGCACTAGCACTCTTTGGAGGTATAGCACCAGTAGAGCTCTTCATCATTTTTTTGTCCATCATTCCCATAATTCATCCTTTAGCTAAAAGAAGTGCGTAATTGCACGATTTATTTTAACTCTATTTGTATCATTCCACCAATGTTTTTATCAATTTCTATGACTATTTTTGTAAAACATCGATCATCAATGTCAAGTGCCAAACACATACCGTCTAACCCAGATTTAATACTGGCCAACATATTATCTAAATCCATCCACCTTCGAGTAGGCTTAAAAAATCGTATATGTAGCTCTGTATAGTCTTTACTTTTTGTTTTAGATTCTTTAGTTATCCAATAACAAGCTTCTTTATATATGGCTTTGTGCCTTGCCTTTTCATGGTAGTGCGAACTAACATTAGGATTTAATTGTCTGGGATACCACGGTAATGTAATCATATGAGCTCTAAGGTTTTGGTAAGTAACGCTTCCTCGGTTGTGTTGTATATTCGTTCAAACTGTTTGCGTCCATAGCCGTGAATACCTGTATTTCCTCGATGGTGTTCGTAACAGAGTCCGATAACTGGAGCATTGGATCGCTTTCCTGACCGTCTAATATGATGGATCTCAGCTGGTGTATCATCGTACCCAAGTACGAATTTGCAGAGGCTACAGCCAATTCTGGCAATTTTGTCATAATGTTGTTTCTCACTTTTTGTCATGGTTTAAATGTGATTGTGGGATAAAAAATTTCATTTCTCGGTTTTTATCATAGGTTTTAAGATATTTATCCTGTTTACCATCTTTGGCATACATCCAGCCACGAATAATATAAGTACCATTTAATCCAGTTAATAGGTAAAACTTTCGTTCATCAGGATCTTTATGCTCTATGCGTAAGTCTCCAAATGACCAATGAGTGCTCCTAACGTCTATATTACCAACATCTGGATGAGGCCAAGGCCTCTTATTCCAATAAACATTTAAATATTTTGCCATTGCACATTCAGTCAAAGCTCCTTCAATGTGTCTTTGCCAAGCCAACTCAGGTTTTTCACCAGATACTGATTTTTTTTCTTCGTCAATATCTTCA